ATGGGTAAACGTGGACCCGCGAAGACGCCGACCAACCTCGCTGTGGTGCGAGGCGCCCGCAAGGACCGGATCAACAACTCCGAGCCGAAGCCATCGGCGCCGTCGGTGGCCGCACCCGAATGGTTGAGCGCGGACGCGATGGAGGTCTGGGACGCCCTCGCTCCGGACCTGATGCGCAAGTCAGTGCTGACCGCGTGGGACGTCGAGGCGTTCGCCTGCTGGTGCGACGCAGTGGTGCGCCGCCGCACGGCCGCGGCGAACCTGCAGCGGCAAGGCGAGGTCATCGAGATGCCGGTGTTCAACAAGAACGGCGACGAGACCGGATTCCGGATGGGCAAGAACCCCTGGACGCTGGTGCTGAATGAGGCCGATGCCCAGGTGCAGCGCTACGGCGCACGGTTCGGCCTGACTCCGTCAGACCGGGCCGACCTGCACATCGGGGAGGCTGGCCATGAACCGGGCGAAGACCTCCTCTCTGGATGACCGCTGGCGCCCACGAGGTCGCAAGGGTGGAACCTGCGGGTACTCGTTCCGTGGGAAGGTGTGTTCGAAGCGGCGAGCGCACTACTGCGAACCGCGCGCCGACAAGGTGGTGGCGTTCTACACCGAGCTGTTGGTGCACACGAAGGGTGCGCATGCCCGGCAGCGGTTTACGTTGGCGGACTGGCAAGAGCACGACATCGTCCGGCCGTTGTTCGGCGAGGTCGTCTGGTCCACCGAATGGTCGCGCTACGTTCGCCGGTACCGGGTGGCCACGATCTGTATGGGCCGGAAGAACGGCAAGTCCGGTTTGCTGTCCGGTGCGGTGCTGTACCTGCTCGTCGGGGACGACGAGGAGTCCGCCGAGGTGTACGGCGCGGCGAAGGACACGAAGCAGGCCGGGAAGGTGTTCGAGCCCGCGTCGAGGATGGTGCAACTGTCGCCGGTACTGAAGCGCCGGCTGACGCACAACAAGAACGCCCGCCGACTGATCGATGAGAAGACGGCGTCGTACTACGAGGTCATCACCGCGGATGCGATGGGCGAATTGGGCCACAATCCGCATGGTTTTGTGCTCGATGAGGTGCTGTCGCAGCCGGACGACTCGCTGTGGACGGCGATGCGTACAGCGGCCGGTGCGAGGACACAGCCGCTGCTGCTGTGTATTACCACCGAGACCAACGAGCCATTCTCGTTCGGTGCGACGTTCATCGACGAGGCCGACCGGGTCATGGAGGACCCGGCGCGAGCACCGCACCAGTTCGCTTACGTTCGGAAGCTCCCGAAGAACGCCGACGAGCTGGACCGGCTGAACCGGCTGTTCCCCGGGCACCCGGATCTGCCGGTGTCGACGGACAAGTGGGACGAGCGGAACTGGAAGTGGCCCAATCCCGGCCTGGACGACTTCCTGTCACGGCAGGCGCTGCGCGAGGAAGCGCTCGAGGCGAAGAACGACCGCACCAAGGAGAACGGGTTCATCCAGTTCCGGATGAACCAACGGGTATCTCAAGCCACCCGGTACATCTCGCTGGACCTGTGGGACGAGAACTGCGGCGAGATCGCCCTGCGGCCTGGCTGGCTGGAAGCGCAGTTCGAAGGTCGGCTGTGTAACGCAGGCCTGGACCTGTCGTCCAAGCTGGACCTGACCGCGTGGTGCCTGTTGTTCGAGAACGGGTCGATCGTGTGGCGTTTCTGGGCGCCTGAGTCGGTGGTACCGGACCTGGATGAAGCGACCGGCGGAAAGTTCTCCGGGTGGTGTCAGGACGGATGGATCACCCTCACCGACGGCGACACGATCGACTATGACCGGATCTACACCGACATCGAATACGACAACGACCTGTACGTGATCTCCGACATCACCTACGACAAGTGGTCGGGTGAGCCGGTACGGCAGGAGATCGAGAAGCGCACCGGCCTGACGATGGTGGAGTCGAACACCACGTTCGAACGCATGACCCCACCGATGACCGAGTTCATGCGGAGGCTGAAAGCCCACGAGTACGCCCACCACGGCAACCCGGTGGCCAGATGGATGGCTGACAACCTGGAAGCAAAGCGCCCGACGGGCGACCCGGACCGTATCCGGCCGGTGAAACCGAACCGGGACCGCGAGGGCAAACGCATTGACGGTATGCCGGCGCTCTTCTTCGCCCAGGACGCCGCCATGCGCGGCGAACCGGCAGAGAGCATCTACGAGACCCGCGGCTTGTCGTCGCTGTAGGAGGTGGCCGGTGCTCGCAGCCCTGAAGGCCAGTGTCGACGTCTGGGACGTGCTCGGTTTGCTCGGTCTCGCGCTGCTGGTAGCCGGGGTCTACCTGTGGTTCGGCATCGGCCCAGCGTTGACCGTCGGGGGAGCGCTGGTCCTAGTGGTCGCCGTGCTCGGTGGGCTGAATTCAGGCGATGACGACGAAGAGAGCGGAGGCTGATCGTGGCGCTGATCCGCTCCCTGCGCAGCTCCAGTCTGTCCAAACCCGAGAAGTGGCTGACCGGCTACTTCGGGGGCGAGCCCACCGCGGCCGGAATGCACGTCTCCGAAGAGACCGCCATGCACTACTCGGCGTTCTTCGCCGCAGTCCGCGTGGTCTCCGAAGACGTCGCCGGCCTCCCGCTGCCGCTGTATGAGCGGTTGTCGAAGGGGAAGCGCCGAGCGACGGAACACTCGCTGTACCCGGTGCTGCACGACGTGGCCAACCCGTACATGACGTCGATGCAGCTGCGAGAGACGCTGCAGGGCCACGCGATGACGTGGGGCAACGGCGTCGCTTACATCGAACGTAACGGCGCGGGCGAGGTGGACTCGCTGTGGCCGCTGCGCCCGGATCGGCTCGAGATCAAGATGATCGAACTCGACAAGGGCAAGTTCAGCGTCGCCTACAAGTACCGGTCGGGCGGGGGGACGCCGGTCATCCTGCTGCCCGACGAGGTGCTGCACATCGCGGGTCTCGGCTACGACGGGGTCCGCGGCTACAGCATCGTTCACCACGCCCGCCAGTCCATCGGCTTGGGCCTGGCCACCGAGCAGTACGGTGCCGCGTTCTTCGGCAACGGCTCTCGCCCGGGCGGGGTGCTGAAGAGCGATAAGCAGGTGTCCGAGCCTGCCCGGCTGCGGATGAAAGCGGACTGGGAGAACCTGCACCGTGGTGTGGACCGATCCCACCGGGTCGCGATCCTCGAGGAGGGCGTGGACTGGCAGTCCATCGGCATCCCACCCGAGGATGCCCAGTTCTTGGAGACCCGCAAGTTCCAGGTCACCGACATGGCCCGCTGGATGCGAGTCCCGCCGCACAAACTCGGCGACCTCGAACGTTCGACGTTCTCCAACATCGAGCAGCAGGACCTGGACTACCTCAAGAGCGCGCTGCGGTCCTGGCTGGTGCGGTGGGAGCAGGCGATTTCGCTGCGGCTGCTCACCGCGCGCGAGCGGTCCCGCTACTTCGCCGAGCACCTGGTCGACGGGCTGCTGCGCGGCGACATCAAGTCCCGGTACGAGGCGTACGCCATCGCCCGTAACTGGGGCTGGATGAATGCCGACGACATCCGCGAGAAGGAAAACCTCAATCCACTGCCGGATGGCAAGGGCGAGGTCTACTTGGTGCCACTGAACATGGTGCCCGCGCCGAGCCCTGACGACGACGTCATCGACGGCGAGGTCGTGGAGAACCAGAAGGCTCTGCCCGCCGCCCGGGAGCTGCGCGGCCGCGGGCTGGAAGCTCGCCGGCGGATCGCCGCATCGTTCGCGCCGCTCATCATGGACGCGGACGAGCGCCTGGCGAAGCTCGAACGTGCCGAGGTGAAATCCCTGGTACGTCGCCATCTGGAGGGTGATCGCGGCGCGCGAGATGGGTCGATCTCGACGTTCCTTGCTGTGCTGTGGGAGCTGTACGACGCCGTGGTGCGGCAGAAGACCGTGGACCGGTGGACGCCGCTCATGCAGGCGCTCGTCGTGGAGGTCGTAGCCGATTCGATCGCCGACGTCGGCTACGACGGCGACGTCAACCTGGAGCGGTGGGTCGGCGCGTATGTCCGCACGCATGCGGACTACCGGGTCAACTCAGCCTTCGGACAACTCCGCGCGGCCGCCGATTCCGACGATCCAGCCGCCGCGATTCTCGCGAAGCTCGATGAGTGGGTCGAGAAGCGCCCCGAACGGACCGCGAAGTGGGAGACGAACCAGCTCCCGAACGCCGCCGCGCGGGAAACGTACCGCTCCGCGGGCGTGCGGCGGCTGCGGTGGGTCACCAATGGCGACAACTGCCCGTTCTGCAAGGCGATGGACGGCCGCGTCGTCGGGATCGAAGAGCCGTTCGTGGCCGCGGGCACCGAGGTGGGTTTGGCCGAGACGTTGAAGGTCGACCGCAAGACGTTCCACCCGCCGCTACACCCGGGTTGCGACTGCAGCGTGACCCCGGACTGAGGAAGGAGCCCGCTGTGGTTCAGACAACGAGGCTGTCGACGACAGTCTCCGTACTCCTGCGGATCAACGACAAGCCACCGGGCGAAGTCGGCCAGGTCGTCATCGCCGGCCGCTCGATGCAGCACGGCAAGAGCGAGGTCGCCGCGCTGCTACGTGCCGTGGCCGACGAATTCGACGGCAAGGAGGAGGTTCCCGTGCCTGAGAGCAAGCCAAACGACCGGACGACAGACAAGCCCGCCGATGAGCCGGCCGAGCGCGAACAGCGCTCCCCCCGCAACCGGCAGGCACGACCGAGGAGCGACCGATGACCCGCGTCTACCTGCGTGGCTACGCAGTCCGCGACACCGAGGACACCGACGGGCCCGTGCCGTTCGTCCTGGCCACCGAGGGCCGCAAGGCGGACGGGCTGGACCTACGGATGGACACCCTCGACCTCGAACGGTTCCGGTCCAACCCGGTCCTGATGTACGGCCACGACTACTTCGGGCGCGAAGCTCTCCCCATCGGTCGTGTCGACGATCCCAAGACCGACGGCGGGCGCCTGCTCGGCGGCCTGGTGTTCGATCGCAACGACGATTTCGCGGTGAAAGTCGAGCACAAGATCCGGAATCGGTTCCTCAACGCGGTCTCGGTCGGGTTCGACGCCCATGACATCGACGATGCCGGCGTACCGGCTCGCTGGGAGCTGTTCGAGACGTCGGTGGTGCCGCTACCGATGGACCCGGACGCCACTGCCGACGACGGCCGCTCCCTGGCCCTGGCCCGCGCGCTGAGCAACGTGCGCGCGGGGAAGGTGCTGTCGACGAAGAACATCACCCTCGTCGAGGACGCGATCACAGCACTGACCGCGCTCATGGAGTCCGCGGCGAAGGCAGACGACGAAGACGACGGCCGCGGCGCGCCAACCACGCCTGCCCGCCTGGCGGCAGCGCAGCGGCGCCTGGCGCTCGCTGAGCGCTTCTGATCCTCCGCCCCTGGCTGGGCGGATTCGCAACACCCATTCACTGCCGATACGACGGGGCCCTGGCTGGTCCTGCGCTGACGGCTGCCCAAATCCCGATCAAGGAGAAACACCATGTCCGGAGTGGACATCAACGCCTTGAAGCAGGAGCGCGCCGGCCTGGCGAAGCAGGCCCGCGACCTCCTGACCGAGGCGCAGGAAGGCAAGCGCGACCTCAGCCCCGACGACGAGCGCAAGTTCGACGCCCTGATGAAGGACGCCGACGGCATCGAGGCCCGGATCCAGCGGGAGGAGAAGGCCCGCGAGCTCGAGCGGAAGATCGCCGACGGTGCCCCCAACGACCCGCCGCCGGGGGCACCGAAGAACGCGGACGAGGCACGGACGCGGGCGTTCCGCTCCTACGTGCTCGGCGGCCGCCAGAACCTCACCCCTGACGAGGCACGTGCGCTCAACGCGAGCTCCGACCCCGAGGGCGGGTACCTGGTTGCCCCGCAGCAGTGGGTGAACCAGCTCATCCAGGCCATCGACGACGCTGTGCCGCTCCGCGGCCTGGCCACCACGATGACCCTCAGCGATGGGGAGTCGCTCGGTGTGCCGAGTCTCGATACCGACCTCGGCGACGCCGAGTGGACGTCGGAGCTGGGTACCGGCTCGCAGGACGACGGCCTCCGGCTCGGGAAGCGGGAGTTCCGGCCGAATCCGGTCGCGAAGCGCGTCAAGATCTCCCGCACCCTGCTGCGCAAGGCCAGCCGGGACCCGGAAACCCTGGTCCGGGAGCGCCTGGACTACAAGTTCGGCGTCACCCAGGAGAAGGGGTTCATGACCGGCGACGGCAACAAAAAGCCGCTGGGCTTGTTCGCCGCCTCCACCGACGGCATCTCCACGGGCCGTGACGTATCGATCGGCGCATCTGGCGCGCTCAGCCTCGACGCCCTCACCGGAGACGAGCTGATCGACGCCAAGCACACCCTCAAGGCCGCGTACTGGAACCGGGCACGGTGGCTGTTCCATCGCGACATCCTGCGCGTGGTGCGCAAGCTGAAGGACGCCAACAACCAGTACCTGTGGCAGCCAGGTCTGCAGGGCGACCGCCCGGACACGATCCTCGAAGTTCCTTACGTCATGTCTGAGTTCGCGCCGAACACGGTGGCCGCGGACAACTACGTCGGCATGATCGGCGACTTCTCGCACTACTGGATCGTCGACGCCCTCGACATGGAGATCCAGCGGCTCGTCGAGCTGTACGCCGAAACCAATCAGGTGGGCTTTATCGGGCGCATGGAGACCGACGGCATGCCGGTCCTCGAGGAGGCGTTCGTCCGCCTGCAGGTCCGCAGCGGCACGCGCTGATCCCCCGGATAAGCAAAACACTCGCCCAAGAAGGGACAGAGAGTCATGAGCAGGACCGATCTGAAGAGCAACGTGAGCGTTGCCCAGTCGCTGCGTCCCGCGTCTCGCACCGCCGCCGTGGACGGCCTCGGTGTGGACCTCGCCGGGTACGACGCCGCGGCTGTCGTGCTGGATCTCGGCGCGATTGGCGGCACTACGCCGTCGTTCACGTTCGAGGTGCAGGAGTCGGACGACAACTCCACCTTCGCCGCGGTCGCCGCGGCGGATCTGGACTCGGGGCAGCCGGCGGCCGTCACAGCAGGAGACAGCGTGTCGGAGGTCGGCTACCGCGGCATCAAGCGGTACGTCCGGGTGGCGATCACCGCCGCGTCCGGCACTTCGCCGACGCTGGTGTGCTCAGCCACCGTGGTCCGCGGCAAGCCGCGGAAGCTGCCGAAGTAATCCGTTCCGGCGCCCCGGGCCACGCGGCCCGGGGCGCCACTCCCCAACGAGGAGGTTGATCCATGCGGGTCACCATGAAGACCCTGTCGGTCACACCGAAACGCACACTGCAGCCTGGCCAGAACGTAGACCTGCCACGGGACGAGGCGGAAGCCTTGATCAAGGGCAGGTTCGCCGTGCCGGCCGACGAGGACCCGGCGAGCGACGACGACGCACCGGCCCGCCGCGGCCGCCGCGCGCGCCGCAGCGACGAGGGCTGATCCATGGCCTACGCCACGGCGGCCGAGCTCGCGTCGTGGATGGGCCTGCCCTCCGTCGACGAAACCCGAGCCGACCTGAAACTCGACGCGGCGACAGGCCTAGTCGAGGACGACATCGGACAGTCGCTGGTGAGCTCCACCGACACGGTGGAGCTCACCCCGACCTACACCCGCACTCTCGTCCTGCCGCGATGGCCGGTCACTGCGATCACCAGCGTGGTCGTGTCCGGCGAAACCCTCGTGGAAGGCACCGACTACACGTGGGAGACCGCCGGTCTGCTCATCCGTGTCAGCGGCTGCTGGGACGAGAAGGTCACCGTCGTCTACACCGCGGGCTGGGATCCGATCCCGGCGAGCGTGAAAGGCCTCGTGCTCGAGGTCGCATCCGGATCGTGGGGCAACGTCGGCGCGAAGAAGAGCGAGAAGATCGGCGACTACTCCGCGTCCTGGGTCCGGGAGGGCATGTCGCTGTCCACTACGGACAGAAAGACGCTCGCCCGTTACTCGGCCAACCGGTAGGGGGGCGAGACGTGATCGCGCATTTGTGCAACCGGACGATGACGGTGTGGCGGCGGCTCCTTACCGAGGACGACGGCGGCGGCCAGGTCACCACCTGGGCTGAGATCGGTGACGTCGCGGTGAGGATCTCGCAACCCACAGTGCAAGAACGGGTCGCCGCGCAGCAGCTCCTCGGCGTCCTCACCCACGTCGCCTATGCAGAACCCGCCACAGATATCCAGCGTGGTGACGAACTCCGCGACCCCACCCTCACGTTGCGGGTGATGGCCACCCTCGTCCCCTCGGCGCCCGCGTACCTGCGATGCGAGTGCGAGGAACGCCAGCCCAACGGAGGTGAGTAGTGGCCAAAGGTGCGCACCTCAACGGCGGGAAGGAACTCGCCGCCGCGCTGAAGAACCTGCAGGACGCCGTTGACACGGTCGGCGTGGAGGCACTGAAGGAGTGGAGTTCGGACGTCGAGTCCGAAGCCAAGCGGGACGTTGTGATCGACAGCGGCAACCTCGGATCCGCCATTGAATCCAAGGTCGACGCCAGCCGGTTGAAGGCCGAAGTCGGCGTGTTCGAGGACGACGCTTACTACGGCACATTCATCGAACACGGGACCTCGTCCATAGAGGCCCAACCGTTCCTGCTGCCCGCGTTCGAACGACACCGCGACATCAAGCCGTACATCCAGACGGCGCTGGAACGGTACCTCTGATGGCCACCGCGGCCTGGCCCGTCCAGGTGGCCATGCGGGCGAAGCTACTCAGCGACCCGCAGTTGCTCGAGGTCGTGTCTGGTGTCTTCGACTACGTCGATGGCACTGCCACATTCCCCTACCTCACGGTGGGGCAGGCCACCGAGGTCCCCGACGACGCCCACGACGCCCAGGGCCTCGCGGTGACGGTGACCATCCACGTCTGGTCGAAGTACAAGGGCTTCGCCGAAGCGCTCGCCATCCTCGGTCACGTCGATCGGCTCCTCGACCGCCAGCCCCTCGCGGTTGCGGGATTCACGGACGTGTCTGTCGCGCGCGAATTCCACGAGACCTTGCGGGATCCCGACCCGCAGATACGGCACATCCCGGTCCGGTTCCGGATCTGGCTCACGAAGGAGAACTGATCATGTCTGGTATCGACGCCTTCGGCGTTGACCTGCTCCGCGGTGACGGAGCGCCCACCGAGGCATTCACCGCAATCGCCAGGTTGACCAACCTTGGCGGCCCAGAGCTGTCCCGCGAGACGTACGACGTCACAGCGCACGACAGCCCGGACGGGTGGCGCGAGTTCATCGGTGGCCTGAAGGACGGTGGCGAGGTCTCGATCGAGATCAACTACAAGCCCGACGTGCACGATGTGCTGGTCGCCGACTTCAGTGACACCGATCCGCGGAACTGGCGCGTCGTGTGGCCCCAGGCACTGGGGCAGTGGGACTTCGCAGCAATTCTCACGGCCTTCAACCCGTCCGCGCCGACGGACGACAAGCTCACCGCGGAGCTGACGCTGAAGGTCAGCGGCAAGCCGGTCCTGACCTGACAAGGAGATAGCCGTGGCGCTCACCAGCAAGCTCACCCTGTCCCTGTCCGCCGATCAGACCAACGCCCTGGATCTGGCCACTGGCAGCCTCCCGTTGAAGGTTCGGGACGTCGTCGACCTGGCCAACGGCACCGGCGCGAACCAGGCCGACCAGATCTTCAGCGACCGCCGCACCATCGCGGCCAGCGGCACCGACGTGCTCGACCTCGCGGGCGTGCTCACCGACGCGTTCGGCGCGAGCATCACTTTTGCCCGGGTCAAGGCGTTGTTCGTGTCCGCCGCCGCGGCGAACACGAACAACGTCAACGTGGTCCAGGACGCCACCGCCGGCGCCCCATTGTTCCTCGCAGCCGGTGACGGCGTGCCCGTCCGCCCTGGTGGCATGTTCCTGTGGGTGGCTCCTGACGCGACCGCGGCCGCAGTCACCGCCGGTACCGCGGACCTCATCAACATGGTCAACTCCGGCGCTGGATCCACCGTCACCTACGACGTCGTCATCATCGGTGCCTCCGCGTAGGAGCTCTGACGACCTCTGGCCGCTGCTAGTCGTCACCTGGTTCGTAGCCCAGCACTACGGCCTCGGCTGGCTGGTTGCCCTGGCCGCCATCCACATCACACACACAGAAAGGAACGCGATGAGTCTCCTCTCGCGCGATCAGATCCTCGAAGCGAAGGACATCACCTCCGAGGACGTCGACGTACCTGAATGGGGCGGCACGGTCCGCGTCATGGCGCTCTCCGGGTGGGAGCGCGACAAGTTCGAAGCGGCGATGGTCGCCGGCAAGGGCAAGAACCGCACAGTGACGATGGACAACGTCCGCGCCAAGATGGCCGCCGCGTCGATCGTCAACGAGGACGGTCAGCGTCTCTTCAGCGAGTCCGACGTGCGGGAACTAGGCAAGAAGTCCGCCGCGGCGCTGCAGAAGGTGTTCAAGACCGCGCAGCGACTGTCCGGACTGACCGATGACGACGCGGAGGAGCTGGCGGGAAACTCCGAAGCCGGGGTGAGCGCCAGTTCTACTTCCGCCTAGCTGGCCACCTCGGCTATACCGTCACCGAGCTGCTCGAGCGGATCTCCTCGCGGGAGTTGTCGGAGTGGATGGCCTACGAGCGCATATCCGGCCCCCTCGGCGGCCGTAGGGACGACATCCTCGCAGCGGTGGTCGCCGCCACCGTGGCGAACTCGAACCGCGGCCAGCGCGCGGCTTACAAGGTTGACAAGTTCCTCCCACATTGGGAGCCCGCACAGCCGCTGTCCCCGATCGAGCTGTACGAGAAGGCCCGGCAGATCAACGCAGCCCTAGGCGGGCAGATCGGGGGGTGATTCATGTCGACCCTCGCCTCGCTCATGGTGTCGCTCGGGCTCAAGAACGAAGCCTCCTCCGGTGTGCAGTCCGCGACGTCGGACTTCGCAAACCTGGAGGACCAGGTCGAGCAGACCGGCAGTGCGTTCGACGGCCTGGGGTCGACGATGGCCACGGCGGGCAAGGCCGCTGGGCTCGCGGCCGGCGGTGCGGTGGCCGTTGGCCTGACAGAGGCCATCTCAGTGGATGCGGCCAACGACAAGCTCGCTGCGCAGTTAGGGCTGACGGAGTCTGAGTCCGCCCGTATCGGTGACTCGGCGGGGCGCCTGTACGCCGGCGCGTACGGGGACTCGCTGGAGACCGTGAACCAGGCCCTACGAGGTGTGGTGCAGAACGTCGGCGGGATGGCCTCGGCATCGAGCGAGCAACTCGAGGGCGTCACCGCGAGCGTCCTCGACGTCGCCACCGCGTTCGAGCAGGACCTCGGTGGTGTCACCAAGGCCGTCGGGCAGATGATGAAGACGGGAATGGCGTCCAGCGCCGAGGAAGCGCTCGACATCATCACCATCGGGTTCCAGCAGGGCGTGGACAAGTCCGAAGACTTCCTTGACACCATCAACGAGTACGGAACCCAGTTCCGCAAGCTCGGCCTCGACGGAGCCACGGCGACCGGTCTGCTGTCACAGGGCCTGCAGGCCGGTGCTCGGGACGCAGACGTCGTCGCCGACGCGATCAAGGAATTCTCTATCCGCGCGATCGACGGCAGCAAGGCCACCGCCGAGGGGTTCACGGCGATCGGCATGTCCGCCGAGGAGATGGCCGGACAGATCGCGGCAGGTGGCCCCAAGGCCACCGAGGCGCTCACCGCGGTCCTGGACAGCCTTCGCGCAATGGAAGACCCGGTCGCCCGCGACGCCGCCGCGGTGGCTCTGTTCGGCACCCAGGCGGAGGACCTAGGAGAGGCACTGTTCGCCCTCGACCCTGCCGCCGCAGTGAATGCCCTCGGGGACGTGGAAGGTGCCGCCAGCAAGATGGGCGACACCCTCAACGACAACGCTCAGACCAATCTCACCTCGTTCTGGCGTCAGGCAAAGACCGCGTTCGTCGACCTCGTCGGCGGGAAGGTCCTGCCGATCGTCAACGCGACCGCGAGCACGCTCGCGTCGACGTTCGGCCCAGCCCTCGCCACGATCGGCGATGTCATCGACTCCAATGTGCTGCCAGCCCTGAAGTCGTTCGGATCATTCATCGCTGACAACGAGACGCCGCTCATGATCGTCGCTGGGCTGATCGCCGCGGTGTTCATCCCGCACCTCATCGCGCTGGGAGTGGCGGCGACAGTGAACGCGGCGAAGGTCAGCATCGCGTGGTTGGTGATGAAGGCCGGCGCGATCAGCACTGCGGCGCTGCACTCGGCGACGGTCGTGGCGATGGTCGCGAAGTGGGTATTCCTCGGCGTCCAGTCGCTGATCCAGGCTGCTCGCGTGGCAGCGGCCTGGCTGATCGCGATGGGCCCGATCGGCTGGGTGATCGCCGCAGTGATCGCGATCGTTGCATTGATCATCGCGAACTGGGACACCATCAAGCGGGTCACGACCCAGGTCTGGAACGCGGTGTGGAAGTGGGTGTCCGACAGAGTCACCGACATCGCCAACTGGGTCGAGGGCCGCATCAATGACGTGATCGGGTTCTTCGAGTGGCTCGGCACCCTCCCAGGGAAGGTCGGCGCGTGGTTCGGGTCCGTGAAGGATGCCATCGTCCGGAAGTTCCAGCAGGCCGTCGACTGGGTGCGGGGCATCCCGGGGAAGGTCCTCGGTGCCCTCGGAGATCTCGGCCAACTGCTCTGGGAAGCCGGTTCGTCGATCATCACTGGCCTGCTCGACGGCATCAAGAACGCCGCGCGGAAGGTGTGGGACTTCGTGTCCGGGATCGGGTCGAAGATCGCCTCACTCAAGGGGCCGCTGCCCTACGACCGGACGCTGCTGATTCCCGCCGGTCTGGCGATCATGGACGGCTTGGAGGGCGGCCTGGTTGACGGGTTCGGCGGCGTGATGCGCTTCGTGCGTCGGATGGCCCCGGCGATCGCGGATGAGATGGGCAAGACCCAGCTCAACCCGATGGGCATGGCTGCGCAGGAAGTTCTGGACGCGCTCTCCGCAGGGAAGAAGGTGTTCGAGGACTTCAGCTTCAAGGGCATGTCGGACAACCTCGACCGATTCAACGACAAATTTGCTGACCAGTGGGACCCGAGCAAGGAGTCCGACCCACGGAAGTGGCTGCAAGGGGTTGTCTCCTCTAACACTGCCAACCGCGTAAACGATGGCGGCACGAAGGTGACGTTCGATGTGGACGGTGCAGACGAGGACATGAAGCGCCTCATCCGCAAAATGGTGCGGGTCGACGGCGGCGACGTCCAGAAGACATTCGGGAGGTGACCGGGTGCCTCAGGATCTCTACTTCGAGCTTCACTACGACGGGGTGTGGAATGACATCACCGGTGATGTCCGTGTCCGTAAGGACGTCGCCATCAGGCAGGGAAGGCAGGATGAGGCATCCAACGCGAGCCCGTCGACATTCAGCCTGCAGCTGAACAACCGGCACGGCCGTTACTCGCCCCGCAATCCTCGCTCCCCGTTGTTCGGGAAGATCGGGCGTAACACACCGATCAGGACCCGCGTAGGAGCGCGCGCGTCGCGGCTGGTCCTTCCCGAAGTGGAGAGCGCGTACGCGTCTACCCCGGACGCCGCGGCTCTCGACATCACTGGCGATCTGGATCTGCGTATTGACGTGGAACCCGCCGCGTGGCGGAACCCGGAAGCGAAAGCGTTCGCTAGGAAGTTCAAGTTTTCCACCGACGAGCTCTCGTGGTCGTGGTTCCTGCAGCCGGACGGCACCGTACGGCTGTGGTGGTCCCCGGACGGAAGCGACGCCTCCAGGATCCGCGCCAACTCGACGGTGCCGGTCCCAGAAGGCGGCCGCCAGTCGGTGCGCGTCACGCTCGACGTGGATAACGGCGCCGGAGTGTGGGAAGCGCGGTTCTACACCGCCACCACCCTCGACGGCCCCTGGACACAACTCGGGGACACGGTCACCGGTGCGGCCGTAACCTCACTGTTCGCGTCCGACCAGCCGGTGGAGATCGGGCGCATGGGCCCCGACGGGTTTTTCGACGTGTTCCCCCTCAAAGGTTCGGTCTATGGCTTCCAGGTGCGCAACGGCATCGACGGCACCCTCGTCGCGGGACCGGACTTCACCACCGTCGAGGCGGGGGACCGTAGCTTCACCGACAGCGCCGGCCTGGTGTGGAGCGTCAACGGGCCCGCCTACATCGAAGACCTGTCGGTGCGCATGTCCGGTGAAGTGTCGGAGTGGCCAGCCCGCTGGGACTTGTCGGGCAGCGACGTGACCGTGCCGATCGTCGCGTCCGGTATCCGGCGACGGCTATCGCAAGGCGCGAGCCCCCTCAGTAGTGCCCTGTACCGGGGGATCACCGGCGGCAACATCACCACGCCGGTGGCGTACTGGCCGTGCGAGGACGGTAAGAACGCCACCGAGTTCGGGTCAGCGCTCGGGCATGGACCGATGCGCATCTTCGGTGGCACCAAGGTGAAACCCGCCGCGTTCGGTGACTTCGCCGCGTCGCTACCGGTCCCTACGGTCAGCACGGGCGGTCGGTTTCAGGGGGACATTCCGGCCTATCCGGAATCGAATTTCCTGCGCTCGATGCAACTGGTCAAGATCCCCGACGAGGGCGTGTCGAGCGAACAGAACCAGATGCGGCTGCGCACCACTGGCGGGACAACCGAGGCGTGGAACCTTCTCATTAATGCTGCCGGAGATCTGCGGCTGGTGTGTTTCGCGCACGGTGGTGCGACCCTGGTGGACCAGACGGTTGTCTTCAACCTCAACGGCGCATCGGGACTGATCTGGATTTACCTTGTCCAGAACGGCGCCGACATCGACTGGCAAATGGGTTTCGGCGCAGTCGGCGCCGAGGGGGCCGGAATAGCCTCCGGCACCCTGGCGGGGCATTCGTTCGGGCGGGCACACCAGGTGATTGTCGGGCAGGACTTCAACCTGAACGACGTCACTGTCGGGCATGTTCACGTACTCCACACTGACGAGTTCTGGGAGATCCTCAACTTCGCGAAGGCGTGGGACGGGGACACCGCCAAGAAGCGCATCACCCGGCTGGCCGCGGAAGAAAACGTGCCCCTCACGGTCGGCGCTGGCGACACCACCACAGTGGGCCCTCAACGCCCCCTGACGTTCCTCGACTTGACGGACGAAGCAGCCGAGGCTGACCTGGGTATCCTCACGGACCGGCGGGACACTCTGGCGCTGCACTACCGGCCGCGGGAGTCGCTGTACAGCCAGACCCCGGCGCTCACACTGGACTACGCGGCCAGTGACGTGTCGGAGCCGTTCGAACCGGTCGAGGATGACGAGGCGCTGCGCAACGACCTCACCGTCAACCGCGTCGATGGCGGCTCGGCTCAAGCCACGCAGGAAACCGGGCCACTCTCGATACAGCCACCACCGCTCGGCGTAGGCCGATACGACGCGTCGGTGGACATCAACGTCGAAGACGACAGCCAACTCCCCGACCAGGCGGGATGGCGCCTACACCTGGGGACCGTCGACGAGGCGAGATATCCCACGGTCACGGTGGATCTGCACGCTAACCCGCACTTGATTGAGTCGGTAAAAGCGGTGGAGGTGGGAGACCGAATAACCATCACCAACCCCCCGAAGTGGCTGCCGCCGGAAATGATCGACCTCATCGTGCAGGGCTACCAGGAGGTCCTGAGCGTCTTCGTCTGGACGATCACATTCAACTGCACGCCCGGGTCGCCGTGGAACGTATGGGTGCTGGAGGACCCCGAGCACTCGCGCCTGGACTCGGCGTACAGCGAAACCACGACCTCGTTTGTCGCGGGCACGGACACCGCGCTGTCTGTCGCCGGGGGGCGGTTCGAAGGGTTCGAACCGGGCGACCAGGTCGTGGTCTACACCGACGGTGGCGATCTCGGGTGGGTCCGCGACGACACGGAATCCCACGCGGGCGGCTGGTCGCTGCGTTCCGGTGCGATCACCTCGAGCCAAACCTCTGACGCTGTGGTGACGGTTCCAGACCGCACAACGCACGCGTCGTTTTGGTACAAGGTGTCCTCGGAATCCGGGTTCGATGCGTTCCGATTCCTGATCGACGGTGTCGAGCAGTTTTCGGCGTCGGGTGAGGTTGCCTGGACGAAAACCACGTACGCGGTGACCCCGGGGCAGACACTCACCTTCCGCTACGCAAAAGACACGTCCGTCGACGGCGGACAGGATGCTGCGTGGATCGACGATCTGCTGTTGGCCGGGGCGGAATGGGAAACCGATCCGGTATTGAGCCAGGTTCCGTTCGACATTCAGGTGTCTGGTGTCCGGCTGCGGGTGACCGCGATTACGGGCGAAACCAGCCCGCAGACGTTCACCGTCGAACAGACCCCGGTCAACGGGGTCACCAAAACCATCCCGGCCGGTGAACGTGTTCGGCTCACGCACCGCGCCGTTCTCGCACTGTAAGGAGAGCGACCATGGCACTTCGCGCTGGCCGTTTCGTCACAGCGCAGGACCTGGCAGAACCGTGGGTTGAGTACACGCCGACGTGGTCGACATCTGGCACTCAACCGAGCGTCGGCAACGGGGACCTAAAGGGCCAGTGGAACCGCATCAGCGACCTCGTGCACTTGACGGTCTACCTGTTGTGGGGATCGACCACCACGGGCGGCACGAACAGCTGGGCTTTCTCTCTGCCTTCGGAAGCACAGGCCGCACTATCACCACACGACCCGTGGCAAATTTTCGTCGGCTCGGGTGTTCTCCGTGACGTCAGCGCATTCAACTACTGGGCCATATCGTCGACGGTGAATGCCAGCGGCGACAGCATCAACGGCGTTTTCTCCAACGGCCTGGTCGCGGGGAATGCTCCCTTTACGTGGGCAGCGGACGACCACCTCACACTCACCGCGACGTATCGGGCCGCATCGTGAGTGACGCCGTTGTCGTCGCTCTGATTACTGCGCTCGGTGCGCTGCTCACGGCGGTGATCGTGGAGACGATCCGCCGCGAGCGCGCGCAGAAGGCCACCGATCGGACCTTGCAGACCCTCGTCGGTCAGGTGACACCGAACAGTGGCAGCTCGATGCACGACGCCGTCACCACCATCGGCAAAACCCTTGAGCAGGTCCGCGAGACACAAGGGCAGCACGGTGAGCGCCTGGCCGCTGTCGAGGCCCACGTCGAACACCTAAGGAGCTGACCTTATGGCGACATCACAGAACGGGTGGCCGGTGAACCCGTCGAGGACGTACCGGCAGGTGCCCGGCTCGACCGTGCACATCACAGTCGCCGACGGTGTGGCTGGAGACGTGCTCATGCACGTGGCCCGGGAGTTCGACCAGCGCGTCGAGGACATCGACTGGCGCTCGACGCGCGGTGAGTTTGACGACTGGGGCTGGGCGAATAGGCCTATCCGAGGCAGCAACGAGACCTCGAACCACGCTTCGGCGACGGCGATGGATCTTAACGCGACCCGGCACCCGCTTGGCGCGCGCGGAACGTTCACGGCCGCGCAGGTGGCCGAGATCCGCAAGATCCTCGCCGAGGTCGACGGGACCGTGCGCTGGGGCGGGGACTACACCGGCAGAGCCGACGAGATGCATTTCGAGATCAACGCCAGCTACGCCCGTGTTAAGGCGGTCGCGGATGGCCTCACCAGAACGGGTGGCGGCGGCGCTGCCCCCGGAAGGGACGACGTCATGACACCCGAGCAGGAAAAGCGGATCCTCGCTGCGATCGCAGATGTACCGCGGCGCACGTGGAAGCACATGATCTACAACCACATGCTCAAGCGCAAAGAGTGGGCGCAGACCTCGCTCGGCGCGATTCAGGACCGCACCGTGCGCCAGCAGATCGCTCCCCTGCGCGCGCTGCTCTCGGGCATGGCCGAGACGCTCAAGCAGTTCGCCGGCGGCCACAAGCTCGACCTCGACGCGATCGAAGCCGCATCCGAGCGTGGCGCCAGCGCAGCCCTCGACGCCGAGGACCTCATCGACGAGGCCGAACTCGCGGACGAGCTCGCGCCCACGCTGGCCGAGATGCTGCCCCGCATCCCCGACGACCAGATGGCCCAGCTGGTCGAGCAGATCCCCGAAGCGACCCGGCGCGCGCTCGCCGACGCGCTGACCAAGGAAGGAAGTGCCGCATGATCCAGATCAGCAAGGCATGGAAGGCGACCGTGGCCGCGATCGGCACGGTAACCACCGCTCTGTCGGCCGTGTTCGCCGACGAGGTGCTTGACGTCGACGAGGCCGGCGGCTTGGTGCCCACGCTCGTGCTCGCCGTGGCCACCATCTACGGCGTGTGGAAGGTGCCCAACCGTCCGGACGAGCCGCTCGCCAAGACGCGAGCCAAACTGCTGGCCTCGCTGGACCAGGCGGCCGAGCTCGGGCGCATCGCCGACGAACAGGCACGCTCGCTGCGACGAACACCGCCGCCTGCCCAGTAGACCGGCCGACCCCAGATCGGCCGACAGAGAGAGCCCCCGCGCGCCCGTCCTCGGACGGTGCTGCGCGGGGGCTCTTTTGTCATGCCGGATCCGCTCTGTCGGCGCGCTCCTGCAGCGTGCGCTTGGGCGGCTGCGGCGGGATGAATCCGGCGATCTTCTCTATCGGCACGGGGGTCCGGTCGCGTGTCCACGGTCCGGGGTGCGCTGCCTCGTGGTCCTCGGCGTCCGGCACGGTGAGCACCTCGACGGTCTCGCCGGTGTCCGTGCGAGTAAGGCGGATACCCACGTTCCACTCCCGTTGAGTCTGGTGGTCGGTCGGGTTCTTCCCCAACCCGACCGACCATCACGAAACTAGAACATACGTTCGAACAACGCAAGCTAGTGCCGTGTCGCACTTAGCTCCTGGCCCGCGCCCGCAGCGTTCCCGGCCAGCCTCCGGAGTTGCCCATCGAGCATCTGCACGCCCTCGTACGCTCGCCGCAACAACCAGTTGCGCCACCCCTCGCCGTTCGGGTAGTCGAGGTACCCCCGCCACTCCTCAGCGAGGCCTTCGCGACGCTCCAGCAGATCAGCGACGACCGGATCGGTGGAGTCGAGCGTCGAGACGTCCGGTAGCTCGGGCAAGTCGTCCCATCGGCCGTACTGGGCAGGCTCCGGAAGATTCCGCACTACGTGTTCTTCCCCTCGCGTTTCGCTCGACGCTCGATCTCCTCGGCCGCTTCCTTGTCCTCGGCCTTCTGCAGTTCGTCGTCGGTCGGGTTGGGCATAATGTCCTCCTCCTGATGATGACGGCTCCTTGACGCTAGGACCAGGCTCGGGTGACGAGCATCGGCCAGGCAGGTACACATCAGTGACCCACTGTTGCCCGGCCGCGCGACAGTTACCGTCCCTCGCGCTCGAACCGTTCGATCCGGCGCGCCAGCCGATCGCGATAGCGCTGTGGACTGTGTCGCTCACGGCTCGCCCGCAGCATCGATTCGGGATCCAGCCTGGCCACCAACTGCTCGGCGAACTCCGGAAACTGCCGTTCGAAGACGTTGGCAACCTTTTGCTTACTTCGGCGAGCGTCATCGAGGGTGGTCAGCTCCATGCTGGCGTTGCGCTCGTGATTGCAGCCCCAGTGAGTCATGCGCACGTTGTCCCGGGTGTCTGTGCCGTGGTCTGAGAGTGGCTGGATGTGGTCGATGCTCGGCGCTCGCGGGTCAGGATATCGCCATATCGGGTCGACCGGGGTCTCGCACAGCCCGCAGATCCAGTCGTCACGCTCGCCGATCTCCTCGACGGTGTATCGATTGCCCTGCTGGTTCTCGGTACTCCGCTGCTGAATGAGCGGTCCGGCGTCGAGGTTGTACAACTCGCAGAGTTCGAGCAGGCGCGGTAGGGAGATCAGCCGGGTTCCGTATTCCCACGTGGCCAGGGTGTTCGTGGCGGGCGTGCCCACCAGCTTGGCGACGACGTCCGCGCGTTTCCACCGTCGGAGTTCGCGCGCATGTCGCAGCTTGGCGCCAACCCGCTCAGTCAGTTGATTAGGGAGTGGCGCGTTGTGGTCCGTCATCCGTCATCTCCCACGGCTCGCAGCGATGGTCGCCCGCGTCGGGCCTTGGCGGCTTCCAACAGCGTGCGAGCCTGGTGGTCGCTCGTCAGCTCGAGCTGGCGGCGGACCGTGCCGCGGCCCACCTGGCGACCGTCGCGTTCGCCAGCCACCAGCATGTCCACCACTTGGGCCACCAAGCGCTCGTCGCCACCTGGTGACTTCGGCGCCTGGCGCCTGGCGGGCGCGTTGCGCCGGGCGGAGGCCAGCTCGTTGTTGTGCGCCTGGTGGCTGGCGGCGGGTTCGGTGGCTTGCTCGCCAGGCTGGCGAGTGCCGGGCGCGATGGTGTCCGCCAGGTCCTGGTGGGCGCCAAGTCCAGGCTGCTGGTTGTCGCCACCCTGGTGGGTGGTGACCTGGTGGGTGACGACTTCCTCCTGATCGGTGGCGGCTGGTGTCGCCTGGTGGTCGGTGATCAGCAGCGCCACCAGGTGCACCACCGCGCCCAGCACGATGGGCGGCACGGCCGCCAGGGCCACCACCAGCCACCACGCTGGCTGCCCTCCGAAGATCTGCAGCCAATGGTCGAGGGCGTTGCCAGCCACTGACAGCGCCAGGGTGCCGATCGCCAGGGTCCTGGCGAACCGCCGCGCGGCTTGTGGCGAGCTGGGGGCGAGCCACACCCAGCTGGCGACCGCGGCCGCGGCGTCGATTGCCACGGGCACCAGCCAGGCGAGCGCGACCGACACCCCGCAGGCGACCGCCAGGTGCTGCAGGCTGGCGAACGACAGCGCCGCGGCGGATACCGCCACCAGCCCCATGCTCAGCCAGATCACGGGCGGGGTGGCCGGGTTGGTTCGCGTCGCCATGGGGGCATCCAACCCGCCAGGCGAGTGGCGCCCGCCACCTGGCGGCTTTCGGCGCCGTCGGCCGGCGGCTGGCGGGTTGGTGGGTGGTGGTTCGGACACCAGGTTCCTCTCGGATTCGGGTTGGATCCGGGCGGGCCGGTGCGCTTCCCTGGGAACGCGCCGGGCCCCGCCCGGTGGACTGCTCGCCAGCCGTCTGCAGCGGCTGGTGTAGATCAATGGTGGTCGGCGGCCACGCCATCGTCCGTCGAGTAGTTCGCTGAAAGTGCGCCCTGGCGTAGCTGGCCGGCGCGTGCGTAGAGATCACGCAGCCGTTCGCTGAGGTCGTCTCGCGTGCCTCCGTCGGCGGGCTCCGCGCTGTCGGTGCGCTCACCAGGGTGGTGGTGGCCCATGAGCTTCATCGGTACGGCTCCTCTCCAGTCAGTGGGGAAGGGTGATCCCCCCGTTCGTCTCGAGCGTCGGGGAGCGACACCAGGCATGGAGCTGGTCTCGTCCGCCCGAGTCGAACGGGGGGATCGATGGGACGGCGCAGGCAGTAGCTATCGCGTCTACGCATGCGAATCCTGGCTGCTCCTTCACTGCCTCACGGGTGATTTCCCCAAAAACCGCGCGAGGCTCATGTTTGACGCCATCCCAAGACTTGGCTGTCACATCAGAGCGATGCACCTGGTGCAGCGCTGTCGTCGCGCGCGACGGGTGCGCACTCGGCGCATGTTCCCCGTTTCTCTCGTTCCCCAGGAGCGAAGTTCACGGGGGAGACGCGGGCGCCGCACGCGGCTCGCCATGCGCGCACGCCGACTTGCCACTCGGAGTGTTTGGGCACCCAGTGGACGGGGGTGCTCGTGTCCCTGGTGGGGATCTCCGCCATCCAGCTCATAGCTGCTGCTCCACGGTTGGCCGCTGCTCGTCCGGGCGGAAGGTCGTGGTGGATCCGCGGACCTCGACCACGACCGAGCCCTCGATCAGACGTCCCTCCAGCTTCGCGGCGCGGTGGCACAGCTGCCCTCCAACGTTGAGGAGGTCCCGCCCGAGAGCTTTAAGCGCGGACGCGGGCAGCTGTCCATCGACCATGTTGTGCAGCATGTCGATCGTGATCTTCCCGATCGACCCGTTGAGTCTCGCCAGCTGCTGCAACAGGAGCTGGTCCTCCTCCATCATCGCGAGTCCTTCCCCGGCCGGGCAGGGCGTCGCGCGAGGGAGATAAGCGCGCTCACCCCTGCCCGGCCTGATGTCCGGCCGCGACGCCTCGGGGATACCGCTGTCGGGCGCGAGGACTGCGGCGACGTCGCGGCCGGTGGTTCGTGGCGATGGAGCAGCTGTTCAAGGAATCCCGGCGTGCGGAGCTGGCTGCAGTCGACAGGTCGACCGAAGCTCCAGCAGATGCGGCACTGCCGCGCCGGGCCCGTGATCATCGCCGCTGGTTCGACGTCGCCGCCGCACAGCGCGATGAAGCACCCGCTCTTGAGGCCCTTCGTGTAGTTCTCGTCGACCACGAGGTGGTTCGTGCGGTCAACGGCTGTCAGTTCCAGGCACCGGTGGCGTTGACCACTGCTCGAAGGGCGCTGACTGCGCCTGTCTGTCCCCGGTGCGGACTCGATGCGCGCTCTCGTCATCGGAGCCTCCCGCTCGTCGAAAGCTACCTTTGCCGGTTCCCCTCAGGAATTGCCGGTTTTGCCAACGTAGCACCAACCTGGCAAATTGGAAGACCCTAGCTCCAATCGATGTGATCGGATGGGTGGACAGTGGCTATGCTTCGGTACATGTCTGGCAACCTGGCAAAAGCGCGGCAGATTGGAGCTGAGCTCAGGAAGCTCCGCGTTGAGGCTGGCTTCACCGGTACCGACGTCGCGGAGGCCCTCGGCGTACAGCCCTCAACCATCACCCGATGGGAGAAGGGCGAACGCAAACAGCAGCCCGAGGACGTCAAGCGCTACTTGCTGTTCGTGAAGGCACCAGAGCACATGGTTGCCGAACTCGTCGAGCTGGCCGAGGCTGACGACACGTCACCCTGGCTCGCCGTCGGGCTGCCAGGGCAGCGGCGCCAGCTCGACGCCTTGCTGAAGGTCGAAGCTACCGCGACGTCCATCACCGCAGTCTCCCCATTGCTCGTGCCAGGACTCCTGCAGACCGGCGAGTACGCCCGAGCGATCATGCGGAAGGGGAAGGTGCCCGAACGCGAGTTGCATACCCGAGTCGCCGTGCGGATTGGACGACGCGACGCGATCACCCGATCGAAGCCAGCCCACCTCACCGCCCTGATCGGCGAGATGGTGCTGACGCAGAACATCGGCGGCCGCGAGGTGATGCTCGGTCAGCTCCGTAGCCTGCTCGATGCGGCGAAGATGCCCAACGTCGACTTGCGCATCGTTCCCAACCACACCGGCTGGCATCCGGGCCTGGAAGGTCCCTTCGTCCTGGTCCAACCTGAAGCCGGAGACCCAGTTGTTCACGCGGAGAACCGGCGCAGCGCGCTGTTCTTCCACGAGTCCGAGGACGTCGCTGCCTATACCGAGGCAGTGGAGGCCGTCCTCGAAGTAGCGATGCGCCCCGCCGAGTCCGCGGGGCGCATCGAGGAGATCATCGACGGATTGGAGTCGACGAAGTGA